ACAGACGATATGAAATGATTAAGAATGGTGAGAAGATACATTTCAGTTATCTTACAACACCTAATCCTATCAATGAGAATGTCATATCATTTACAAATGTATTACCAAGAGAGTTGGACTTACACAGATTCATTGATTATGATATGCAGTTCGACAAAGCTTTTGTTGACCCGTTGAAGGTTGTTATCAGTTTAATTGGTTGGAATGTAGAACCAGTTGCAAGTTTAGACTCTTTCTTTGGATAAATAGTTATATGGCATATTCAAAACAAGTAGTTGAAAGATTTGAGTCAGTCTTAAATAACCCACAAAAACATTCTGTCGGAAGGTTCGACCCTAAAGACCCGAATGTTGCAACTGGTATGACTGGAGCTCCTGCTTGTGGTGATGTCATGAAGTTAGATTTAAAATTAGACATTAACGAGAGAATCGAAGATGTCAAATTCAAAACTTACGGTTGTGGTAGTGCAATAGCTTCCTCTAGTTTATTTGTTGATATGTTGATAGGTAAAACTATCGAAGAGGCAAAAGAGATAAAGGATAAAGATATTGCAGAAGTATTAGAATTACCACCAATCAAATTACACTGTTCAGTTCTTGCAGAAGATTGTATCAAGAAAGCAATCGAACACTGGGAGGAAAAGTCTGAACATAGGAAACATAATCAACAATAATGTACGAGTACAATGTAAAAATAACAAAGGTTGTTGATGGCGACACTGTAGATGTTGATATCGATTTAGGCTTTGGAATGACTTATAAAAAACAAAGAGTAAGACTCATGGGTATCGACACGCCCGAGAGCCGTACTAGAGATTTAGTAGAAAAGTTATTTGGTAAAGCTTCGAAGAAACATTTGAAAGATTTATTATGTGACGGACAAGTATCACTTGTATCACATGACAAAGGTAAGTTCGGTAGAATATTAGGTGAACTATATGTAAACGGAGAATCTATCAATCAAAAAATGATTGACGACCACCATGCAGTAGATTATGGTGGTGGTAATAAAGAAGAGATACAAGAACAACATTTAAAACATAGAGTATTACTAATCGAACAGGGAGTTGTCACTCAAGAACAAATAGATAAAGTATCATGATAATTTCTTTAATGGATATCTTTTATATAGCTATGATAGGAATCATATTTGGTTTTATCATTCATTTAGAAACCCAAGTAAACACCATGAAAACTATGATTGAAGAATACCTTGGTCAGAGAAATGGTAAAAAAATAAAAGATACTTACAACAAATCTTAAAAACCCCCTTGCACATTCTTTAACTTAGTAGTATACTAAATATATACAAGTGTTCGGAGTTCCCGAATACAATAACCTTCATATTGGAGACAAAAAATGAAGAAACATAAAGCACTCGAACAAATCGGTTCGATGACGGGAGTAGTCAAACTCTCGGATATCATAAAGATTATCATGCAAATTGATAATTTCAAAGTTGACACCCTCAAAAATCTCAAAAAAGCAATAGAATATTCAGGTAATGGATTAATTTCATTAGATGAAATCTATGTTGATTTGACATATCAGAGGAGACTCAGAATCCAAGCATTAATTAATCGTCTGATTAATAGTGAATTTGGTGGTTTTGATAAATCGGTAGCAGGTCATATAGACCTTGCAATCAGACCTGATGGAAGAATGTTCGTATGGGACGGATTTCATAGGTGTATCATGGCTGCAATTGCTGGTCTTTCAGAAATTCAAGCTTCTATCTTTGAACATGACATTACTCATACAGATGAACAATGTCAACAAATCGAAGCAAGAATGTTCAAGACTCGTAATGCAGACCAAACTTCAATGGCACCTGATGAAATCTTTAGGTCAAAAGTTGTTTTTCAAGACCCTAAAGCAATGAAACAACTTTCATTACTAAAAAGGTGTAAGTTAGATGTCGGTAAAACTAACGCCGATACAGATGCATACTCACTTGGTGGGTTTGGAATGTTCGATAAAAACTGGGAATCAGTAGACGCTAGGTTCTTAGTTGAATCATCTGAGGTGATTAGGAAAGCATATCCTAACACCCAACAAATGTCAGTAAACCTATTATTAGGTATGGCTGCATTATTACATGCAAATGAAAGTGATTCGACAGTTAACACTGCTTCTATCACTGAAATCAAAAACAAATTTGCAGAGATGGCAGACGGTGGTGAAGTTATCTACTCAGAATTTATCACACCTTTGATTGCTGGTAAGAAGATAGAATCAGTAGGTAGGAACCTATTGAAAAAAGGACTTGAGTCATTATACAATGATAATGGTTCAGAAGTTCAATCACTTATCAAAACATTAGGTATAACTGAGGAAGACGAGGGAATCTTAGCAGAAAGTTAAGAAACCACCTTTACAACACTCCTCATATATACTATAATGAATACTATTATACATTTATGAGGAGTGTGTTATGTCATTTTTAAAAGACTTAGTTAAAGCATCAGGAAACGAATATGCAAATGTCGTTTCAGATGGTGTTGCAGCTGGAGATGTTGATTCCTTTGTTGATACAGGGAGTTATGTCTTCAATGCATTATTGAGTGGTTCACTACACGGTGGATTACCTAAAAACAAAATCACTGCAATCGCAGGAGAATCAGCAACAGGTAAAACTTACTTTGCACTGGGAATGTGTAAACAGTTCCTAGAAGATAATCCCGAGGCTGCAGTAATCTATTTCGAATCCGAATCTGCAATCAGTAAAGATATGATTGAAGATAGAGGAATCGATTCAAACAGAATTGTTATCGTGCCTGTGGTGACAGTTCAAGAATTCAGAAATCAGGCAATCAACATTCTCGATAAGTATCTTGAAACAGATGAATCAGAAAGACCACCTATGATGTTGTGTCTTGATTCATTAGGTATGTTGTCTACTACAAAAGAGATTGAGGACACTGCAGAGGGTAAAGAAACCCGAGACATGACTCGAGCTCAAGTTGTTAAAGGTGCATTCAGAGTATTGACCCTAAAACTTGGTAGGGCAGGAGTCCCTATGATAGTGACTAACCACACTTATGATGTGATTGGTTCTATGTTCCCTCAGAAAGAAATGGGTGGTGGAAGTGGTTTGAAATATGCAGCCTCTTCAATTATCTATCTTTCAAAGAAGAAAGAAAAAGAAGGAACAGAAGTGGTAGGAAATATCATACACTGTAAGAATGCAAAATCTAGATTGACAGTGGAGAACCGAATGGTTGATGTCAGACTCAATTATGAAACGGGTCTAGATAGATACTATGGTTTACTTGACCTTGCACTTGCAAGTGGTATCTTCAAGAAATCGTCAACAAGGATTGAACTACCAAATGGTAAAACAGAATTTGGTAAAACTATTAATAACAACCCCGAGAAATACTTTACTGATGAAGTAATGGAAAGATTGGAAGTTGTAGTAAGAGATTATTTTAAATATGGAAACGAGAATAGAACAGACGATACTCAAGAATCTGATTCAGAATGAAGAGTTTACACGGAAGTGTATCCCTTTTCTAAAGTCCGAGTATTTCACAGATACAGCTGAAAGAACGATATATGAATTCACATATGAATACTTTCAGAAGTATACTAAACCACCTACAGTAGAAGCACTTCTCATAAATCTTGATAATTCTACGAATGTAAATGAGAAGATTATCACAGATTCTAAATCTATTGTAGAAGGTTTCGGTAGAGACGACACACCTCAAGACTGGTTATTAGACGAGACAGAGAAGTGGTGCAAAGATAGAGCAATCTATATTGCAGTCATGGACTCTATAGAAGTCATAGATAAGAAGTCACAACGCTCTACTGGTGAGATACCCGAACTTTTGAAAGATGCACTTTCCGTGTCCTTTGATACCCACATTGGACACGATGTATTAGAAGACGCAGACGAAAGATTTGAATTCTATCATACGGAAGAAGAGAAGATTCCGTTTGACCTAGAATACTTCAACAAGATTACCAAGGGTGGTTTACCAAACAAGACTTTGAATATTGTTCTTGCTGGTACTGGTGTTGGTAAATCATTGTTTATGTGTCACCAAGCGTCTTCTTGTCTTGTAATGGGAAAGAATGTATTGTACATTACCATGGAAATGTCAGAAGAAAGAATTGCAGAGAGAATCGATGCAAATACTTTGAACATTCCTATGAAAGAACTTCCCGACTTGTCTAAGAAAATGTACGACAAGAAGATTGAGAAACTCAAGAACAAAACAAAAGGTAAACTGATTGTAAAAGAGTATCCAACTGCAGCTGCACATGCTGGACATTTCAGACATTTATTACAAGAACTGGATATCAAGAAAGATTTTCAACCCGATATTATCTTCATTGACTATCTAAACATTTGTGCAAGTCATAGAATCAGGCCAGGCTCAGGTGCAAACTCTTACACTCTAGTTAAGAGTATTGCAGAAGAACTTCGTGGTCTTGCAGTTGAATATGATGTTCCAGTTGTATCTGCAACACAAACTACAAGAAGTGGTTATGGTTCTACAGATATTGGACTCGAAGATACTTCCGAATCTTTTGGTCTGCCTGCAACTGCAGACTTAATGTTTGCATTGATTACAAGTGACGAGCTCGAAGACCTAGACCAGTTAGTAGTGAAACAATTGAAGAACAGATACAATGACCCAACAATATTCAAGAGATTTGTAATCGGTATTGATAGGTCAAGAATGAAACTTTATGACTGTGAACAAGAAGCTCAGGAAGAGTTGATAGATTCTGCAGAGAATGATTATGATGATTCTATACCAGTTGCAGACAGAGGTAGAGATAGATACTCAGATTTTAAAATATAAAAAACCCTCTTGTCGCACCATAAATAGTATTGTATAATAT